TATTGTTCAGGATAATTCATCTCAGGTTGCTGGCGGAACTACCGTAATGGCAGGAGAAACCCGACCATCCACTGCGAATGATCGGGTTATGAAAACAGGGTTTATGCAACCCGTCTATTAGTCTTCGTTTGCTAATCTAGCGAAGTAAGACATAGTGTCATCATCGTTTGATGGAATCTCATCCGCAGTTACTGGAGCGGAAGGCATCGCAGGAGCAGCAACAGGTTCATTTACCTGAATAGACTGTGCCATAGTTGGCGCACCCATATCTGCTTCTTCACCTAGTACTCGCATCAACTTTGCTTTGAGTTCATCATAGGACTTGTAGTTCTTAGGATCTGAGAACTCTGTAAGGTCGTGAACTTTACCATAGACACCTTCTAGTTGACCTTCGTCACCGCTAAACAGTTGAGACGCACTAGCGAACTCAGACTTATCATAGTTACGATAACCATCAACTTGACGGATCTTCAGTTTAAAGTCCGCACCATCCCAAAAGTCAAAAGGATTGATAGGAGTCTCATCGGCAAACTGTGGTTGCATTACATCCATCAGTTTATCAAAGATTTTCTTACCAAACTTATACATCATGACTTTACCTTCATTGGCAGGATTACCTGAATCCTGAACAACAAGAACGTTAGTTACATAATGCAAACGACGCTTTTGTTCACGTGCTTTTGCTTTATCTTCATCATGACCTGAGTTCCATAGACGACTGTTAAGTTCGCCGACTGGATCAGGTTGACCAATAGATGTAAGAGAGTTTTCAATATACCACTGACCAGTTGGACCTTTAAATCCATGATCCCAGTAACGTACCCACGGGAGATCGGCACCTTCACTGGCAGGTAGGAAACGCAATACGGCATAACCGTTACCTGCTTTATCAACAGTTGGTTTCCAGATACGATCATCGCCATAGTTCTTTTTCTCGGAAGTACCACCACCGACTGCTTCTGCTGCTTGAACTAATTTGGAGATTTGATCGCGATTGCGTTTTAGATTTTCGAATGACATATGTTGTTTTTTCCTTCTATATGTGCTGTAGTATTTTGCTGAAATATAATTATATCATATTCACGATATAAAGTAAACTTATTTATATTCAATTTATTCAAATAATGCAGAGTCAATTGAATTAATTTTAGGCAAGAAGTTAAGAGACATTGCTTCTGCTTCTAACTTACCTTTGATGACTGGTGAGATAAACTTCCGAACATCTTCGGGGTCTATGTCGTTTTCCTCACACAGTAATAGGATTGCTTCCATGTATCCTATTGATTTATCTAAGACCTCGTTCTCAACGAGTTTAGAAAACTTTGTTTTGTTTAAAAATGATTCTTCAATGGTTGCTTCACTCATTTATCAAATGCTTTCAATATGATTGTATCTTTGTTGATTCTTCCGTTAGGTGTGGAAGACTTAGTAGTCAGTTCAGACCATGCTTTACTGATCTGATTAGGAGTCTTCTTCAAGACGATGCCAAGGAACTCATCTGGTTTACGAAGTTTAACTATGCGACTGTTTACAGCATCAAAGTTTTTAATCGTTGAACCACTAATCTCAAATCCTTGAGCAGACTGAGTAAGATACTCGGTGATCTGTTTAGTTTTAGTGTTGAACAAATACAAACGAATCTTACCGATCATTTGAATAGGTGGTATAGAAACCAACTTGAATTCATTATCCTCAGTTTTATATTTAACATGACGAACTTGCTTGTCGGCAGTCTTCGGTGCTTTCACCTTAGTCTTACGAGTTGCTTTAGCAGCAGAAGTAATACGATCAAGATCGGCGATCATACCTTCGCATGCTTTAAGTCGGCGATTGAGTTCAGGTCTTTTCAAATGTGAATAACCTTCAACGGCATCAGGACATGACTTGTTGTAGGCATCTGAATAATCAAGTAACCATCCCTCAACCACCTCACGAACTGGTTTAGTTGCAGAAGCACCCAGTCCATGTTTCTTGAATAGAGCATATATATCAAGAGAAGTCTTTTCACTCTCCATCCAAGAATCTTCTAGATCTAATAGATCTTGCATAATCGTTGCAGAAATCTTATTTTGTAATCTCTGCATAGGAGAAAGTGATACTACACGATCAGAATCTTTCCTTTGAGATTCTTTCTCAAACCACAGGTCTTTGCCCATGATAATGAGTTTGTGCATGTAACCGTGTAAAGCACCTTTCCAGTAATCTACACGTTCACCTTCTTCCGAAGAATTAATCAGGAACGCTGCAGTTGCACAGTGCCAAGTTGCCATAGTGAACTTGTAGTCAGGAACAGCATTAAGATACTGCATATGTTCCTTACTCAACTGTGTTTTAGCATAAGACTTGAACGAACTGATCAAATCTTTGCGCTCTACTTCCGTATGGAAAAATGAATGAACAGCGTCTAGACCTTTAGCAAAAGGTGCTCCTGTTACACCAGAACGACGTGCTACAACTTTTTTCTTTTTACGAACTGCCATGATTAACTCCTATCAAAATAAAAAACTCTCTCCATATATTATATCATACTTTTGAGAATAAGTAAAGAAAAATCGTCATAAGAATATCTAATAATTATAATGACTTAGAAATTAATTTAATATTTCTCGAGTTTCTTGTTCGATTTCGTCAAGAATATCGTAGATCATTTCCCACTGAACGTCCTGCCAGAACTCATTTGCTTCTTCAGTTTTCCAATCACCATCATCTTCAACCCATTGACCGCCAAGTTCTTCCGGAAACTTTTCTTGAGCAATTTCTATGATACGATCCCAATCAATCATCTCGTCTTCAATTAACTTTTTGCCCTTCCATATCTGGATTCCAATAAAGTTTGGGAACTCATCTTCGTATGTAGATATGGTTAAGAAGTTACTACAAACATCTGCTAATTCGTCAATGACTTTTTGAATACCTTCGGACGGACTATCCCATGCAGAAGTAATTTGAAACTGGTCATTATCCATGTCATCAAAGTAGTTCCATTTGGCACCCATGTGATCTATATTATACCCACGCAACTCAAGTTCTTCATAAGGTAAATCTTTTGAAACGAACATATCAGCGAACCATTTATAGTCTCCGTCCGTACGAACGTTTGCATATAATTCGTTTAATCTTAAAACTGCTGCCTCGTTAAGACCTTCAAAACGTACAGTTGTTGTAACATGATTTGCCATAATTACCCTCTCCTCATCCTTGCGATTTCTTTTGCATCATTACTATCTTTACGAACTGGAACCATATTACTTTTATGCAATGTGCCGATCCCAGCAAGTTCATTACCAGTATATTGGTTCGCAACTCTTTTAAACCCATTACCAACAGCATCTGATGTAGGTACAACTCGTTCCGTGTGATACTCAGGGATAGGCGATCTGTAGTTTGTTTTTCCATAACCAACCTTCTTCAGCAACTTCTCCATCTTGCGTTCTTCTTCACGGATCGCTTCGGTCTTTTTTCCTGCTTTACGTTTACGAGTATTGAGTGAGGTCATTCCTCTAATCAGATGCATAGTCATAATGGTGTCCTTTTCTTTCTAACTCATCACATCTTTTTTTAAGATATAACATAACAAAATATTCGTCACATGAGAAGTGATCATCTTTAGTATTATCAATCGGTAATTTCTTTTGGTTAAGTTTTTCTATCTCACCTTGAAATACGCGATATGCTTGTACTCTATCACTACTCATGCTTGGAATCATTATATCATACTTTCTATGAAAAGTAAAGGATTAACTATCTAGTGCTTCCGTAATACGTTCGATTTCGTTTACTTTCGCCTCGTTTGCTGCATCAACCTTTTCATCGAGTGCTCTCCATGCTTTGGTTGCACTGACTTTATTCATGAGTGCTTCGTTAGACGCAACTCGCGTTTTGATCATCTGCATAGCAAGTTCGTTTTTATATTCAAGAAGAACATATGTACGATACTGCGTACCGTTCTGAACAATGTTTTGCTCTTTTACAGTATAACCAGCAACGTCAGCATCTGCAATCAGATTAGTAGTTGCCTGTTCAAACTCATTGAGAACTGATGAATCAAAGTCAGTAGAACCCAAACGTTGCTTAAACATTTTCAACTGCGAGCGGAGACGTGAATCTACACGATCTGCAAGAGTAGTTTTCGCGGATAAGATAGCAATATCAACTGACAGTTGTAGGTCAGGTGTTTGAGCGGTACCAACGGCATAGACCGCACTATCATCGGAAGGTGGTTTCTCAAACCATGCTGGCATCAACGAGATCTGAGTCTCAACCTGCTTTGTTTGATATTCAAATGCTTTTGCCGAAATAACTTCGGGTGGCATATCTTTACTACAAGCACCCAGTACAAGTGCGGCAGTTGTTAACATAATAAAATTTTTCATAGACTTTGCAACCTTTCTATCATTGCGTCACGAACACCTGAATCAATAATAAGTGATAATATCTCAGGATAAAACATTAACACTAAAACGCCAGAGGCGAATCCTATCAAAAAACTAAACATTATAAAATTCCCATACTAATGATTGCGGATATAACCTGACCTGCCTGATGACCTTCAGGACTATATTCCGTACAGTCTGCACCGAACAACAGTTTACCTAAACAAGTTTGCACTGGAACATACTCTGTACGATTGATGACTTCTTTAGGTGGAGTGGTGCAAACATATTCTTGCTTAGATGTAACCATCTCGGTGCCTTTGTATTCAGTAATCTGAACATATTTGCAATCTTGACCACCAGCATAAGCACTAGTTCCAATCGTTATCCATAGCAACAGTATCGCGCATCGCATCACCATAATATTTCTCCGCATATTGTGGAGCATCAGTCCACGCATTAATGTTGTGGGAATCGTATTTACCAAAATTTTCGGTTTCAGTTTTACGCACACGCTGATTGCGAGCAAGTTTCTTACTGAACTTTTTAGAATGACGACGGATAACTGCTAGACGCTGATTTGAAGTCATTTCTTTAGTAATATTCATTTTTGCCATTTTATTTTCCTCTTGTTTAACTCTCTCCATATATTATATCATACTTTTGGCAGGAAGTAAAGGAAAAAATGATCTTTTTTTAAATTAATTTACGATTTATAGATTTTTCTTAGCATATCTTCAAACTGGTCTACCTTTTCTACACGGTTTGGCCAGAGGATATAATCTTTCTCAGGATTTTTCTTTAAGTTTGATAATAGTGGTTGGATAGCATTATACAAGCGATCAACCTTTTCTTGAGTCGTTAATGCTAGTTGTTCAGCATTATCTGCTTTTGCGGCAGTCTGTTGAACTGCTTGTAATTCCGATTCGTCTACTGCTGTAAAACCGAAATCAAAGAAATCATCTGTACTCATAACGTTTCCTTCCGTGAGCATAATTGATAAAGCAAGCATATCCTATCCCCATCCATAGTATGCTTCCCAATAAAATACTTTGACTGATTACATACGCGAATGGCAGTAATATGATGAGGTCATAAAGTCTGATTGCTGGTCTCATGTTCTCTCCAAAAAAGTATAGATGAGGGAGTAACCATGCTCCCTCGCGAGTCTGTTAAGCGACCAACCTTAAATTTAGCAGCGCCAGTGTATAATTGCTGGGTGCAGGGTTTCTAGAGAGGGATTGCCCTTGTTCCCACCTGTATTTATATTTTTGAGTCGCTACAGGTTTAACAGTGTTTTTACTCACCCGACTATATGGTTCCAACAGTGGAGTTAGTGTAGAGAGAGAGGAGTTACTACTCGACACTGTTGGAATTCTTTTTGAAAATGACCTCATAACCTGAGACCGATTCTCCAATTCTTTTATTCGTTAAGGCATCAATGCCTGAGTTGTAGAAAGTTAAAACGTGAAGAACCTCTCCATCCTTCTCATAATACTTTCTCAGGTCGTTCGCTTCATAGAACGTTCCTTGGTTCGCTGTTTCCCAAGATGCTATCTTGTAACCAGGATACTCTATAGAATCGTGTTCTGAAATGAACCTGACCTTCATTATGCGAACTCCTTACCGTCCACATAATTTTCCCACTCAGCATTAAGTGCATCAAGATCCGCCATGGTGTAACAGTCACGAATACGCATGCGAGCATATGACTTACTTGTCATATCTGCCAACCAATCTTCAAGACCCATAGACGCCATGTAGAACTTATATTCTTCTACAGTAAAGATACCCATCTCTGCCCAGTGAGACATATCTTCGGTAATAATACCGATGAACAATCCTGGAGTTTCCGCCATCTCTTTACGGTATATTTCGTTTCTTTTTTGAATGTATGTTAGTAAATCCATAATATTTTCTCCTCAATTAAAAACTCTCTACCTATATATTATATCATACTTTTTGTTGGAAGTAAAGAAAAATCGTCATAAAAGATTTCAATGATTTCAATGACTTAGAAAAAAAGTTTATTTATACGTCTGAATAATCAACTTTACAAACTGTGCGCCAGTTCTTGCCAAACTTCTTTTCACAGTGTATTCTATAGTCAACACCATATTTCTCTCTAAGTTTGTTTTCACGGTATTGCGGATTATCGTTTAACCAACTAGATAACCACACATTAAGCATCCAAAGAGGGATACCTACAATTAGAAAACCAAATAGAAAATCTGACATAACCTATATTCCTTTTACCAAGTTCTTTCTTTTCCGCTGATAGTATTAGGTTTCGCCTCAGCGAGTTGCTCTCTGAGGTCTTCTATTTCTTCGGTGAGTTCCGCGATTCTTTTGAGCAGGTAATACTTTTCACCCACTTCTTCTTGCATTTGCCTTTTGTATATGTTTACGTCTGGATCCATTTACTGTACATTTCCTCTTGTAACCTATATGCCTCCTCTTCCCAAGGAAGGTTCTTATAGGTTTCTACAGTATCAAAGATTGAAAGATATTCTTCACCTTTCCACGATTTCCGGATACCGTAATCTTTAAGTTGACCACGCTCGTGTTGGCGAACGTGTACCATTTCATGAAACACTGCAGTCACGATATCGGCATCGCCTAATCCCTGCTGAATTTCGATTTCGTGCCGACCTTTTTCAACGCACATATGGTATGCATCTGCGTCATCAGGTATAGAAGCAACCTCAAATTCTACTTCAAGGTTTTGCTTGCGAGGCATCAAATATTTCATAGCAAAATTAAAAGCATCGTGTACAAGATTGTGCTCTCGTCGAGTTCCACCTTCGATACTTATGTTTATCATAGTATTTTCCATACACTTATTATACTATATTTTTGTTAGAAAGTAAAGTTATTTTTTATCATTTTTTGTATGAACTTCGACTCTTACATTATCTGTCACAGCAAATTTAATCTTATCATGTTTGTGGTGTATGACAAAATTAGTTCTAGTCTTTCCCTCAGAATATTCACCCTTATCGCTGAAGTCTTTAAACATATTTTGCCAAACAGGACGCCAGTTTTCTGCTAGTCTGTGATTGTTCATATTGCCGCGATCACTGTTCATAACCAAGTCTGTGTAACTGCGTAGATTGAAATCACAGATAGAATCAAACCCCCACATATGTACTTCTTCTGCCCTTAGTTTAGCACAAGCATAATAAACTGCCATATGACCGCAGTTGAAGTCAGTATAGTTTGGAACATAACTAGGAAGTTTCGTATAGAACTCTTTGATTCTACCAGCGATTTTTAAATGAAAGTTTGGATGTTTTTCCATGTACATTTTAGGACGCATGCCTACGATCCATTCGCCAGGAGGAAGTGATACCTCTTGTTTGTTAATTGCGTGCATCATTTTGAAGTCAACAATCACCGTAGCATACTGGTCAGGAACTTCAAATGGTGAGAAATTACAAGTAAGTTTCAAACCTTTTCGTGGTGCATTATTATAATAATCTGCACAATCACCATTACCTATAACGTGAACAACTCTTTTACCCACTGATCATTTCCTTAATCTGCATCAAACCTTTAATCTTCTTCTTACCCTTTGCACCTGTATGGTGCTGAATACTTATACGTCCAGTGTAACCATCTTCGTCAGTAGCAAGGCGAACAACATTCCATTCCTGAGGAAGATCATTGATATGCGTGATACGAGTGATAGGGTTAAGCAAACCGTGTAAAACTTCTTGATCACCTATATTAGGATTAGCACGAATAGCATTACACCAAGTGTGGAGTATCTCTGGTCTGTCGATATACCCTACAACTCCACTGTTATGCCATGTTTCTCCACGTCTAGTCGTCCATGGTTTATCTTCAACCATACTTAGTTTGTTTGGTACGATTTGTTTGAAAAGGGGAGTAAGACTTCTTTTTATCTCACAATCAGTATCTAACCAAAGAGTCTTTCTTGCTGGACTGTTAAACATAGCAATAGGTTTATTAAACCAACCTTTGTCTTTAGATTTCCTCAAGTTCATGATACCAGTAACAGACGGATGTTGTGCCATCCTTGCTACCATTTCCTCTGACATACCCCAATCAGAAACAATTAGAGGTCGCCTTTCATGCATTACATAGTTATTCAGAAACCATGTAAGTTGCCATTCAGACGTTTCATCACATCCTGTTAAAACGCATTCATCATATTTTCTATCACTTGACATTGACTAACTCATATTTGTTTGGTGTATAATTATGCTTCATCTGTACTCCAACTTCGTTTTGAATCGTAGAGAAGTTATCTCTCGCTTCGCAAACCCAAGGATAATATTCTTGGATAGTTGGTAAAGTATCTATATTCAAAAATATGTCAGTTGGGCGAGCATACCTTTGAGCAACTTCAACTAGAGTCCATGCACCTTTAGGACTTACCATATAACCATGCGCACCACCGAAGTATCTTTTCTGAGTCAGAGGATTCACTCCAAGATTAGTTGGCAGGTTGTACTCACCATAAGAAGGTTTAGAAAAAGTCATATAATGCTTGAACATAGGAGCGGAAACTGGTACAGGTCCAGTGATAAACGCATCATGTTCGAATATAACAGTATTCACATTATCTAATACAGCACGTTCCCATAAACTAAAATGAGATAAGAATGCTGCCATACAGTTTACTTTGCGAGAATACTTTTCCTCGAACTGACCTGTAGGAATACCTCTTATTTTAAATTGAGTCTCAGGGTCATCCTTTGGCGTGAGAGCAGCAAACATCTCAACCTTTAATCCATAAAGAGCGGCAGACTTGATACATCTTTTTGCTGCTGCAACTGACTTTGGATTATCCATAATTGTAATAACGTATGCCTGATAATTCATAATCTATCCTGTAGTTGTTGAAGGTAATCCTTGAACCTTCGTATAATATTCTCTAGTAACGCCAAGCATTTCAATTAACTGTCTACACATAATAGCATCGTTTGGCCATGCGCCATATTCTTTGACTGCTTCAATTAAGTTCTCTGCCCCACTAGGTTTTATTATATAGGCACTATTTCCAGCGATCCCTTGCGGTATATCGAAATCATCAATGGTAGGAGTGAGTTGTATTTCTTGAGGACTTCCCTGAACCTTTTCATGGAATATCTTTGCTCTCCTAGTTGCCATTAAAGGATTATTGATACCAACAATATTGAATTTAGAATCTAAAATATAATTTGGATCAAGTGTTTTTATAAAGACGGCATCGTGTTCTAATATCAATATAGGTTCTTTTGTTGTAAAAGACTTATACCAAAGAATGTAGTGACTCATGAAACATGCCATCCTTCTAGCAGGATAAGCAGTTTGGTAGGGAGATAATTTTAAACCTGTTGCAATATCAACCATTTGTTGATCCCAAGGATATGTCCAAGTTACGCCATTTCCCCTCATCGTAGTTTCTGCCATGTCAGCAGTTACTGCGTCGAATGTAGAGATATCAAACGGATTTTTAAATTTCTGCGAAGATTCTTTTAAGGTTTTAGCACCCTTCTCAGATACTTCATTACCCTTTAATGTGATTACAAATGCTTTCATTTTCTTTTAAGTACAGTGTATCCTACGTTAGTTATTCCGCGTTCGATTATTTCCCAAGTTGGGTTGCTATCACAAAAATCTGAAAGACATCTGTAAAGCGCATCTGCTGGGCGATCTTGGCAAATAGTAGTATCATGCGCGATAATATATTT